TGAAGAACACATACGGGTATGCGGTGTACGGATCACGAAGCACTGAGAGGCCAATCCGGTCCACGATCAGGTAAGCCTCGCGGAAGTCACCGAAGGCCATGGAAAGGCTATTCGCCCCCAGCGCCGGCATGTCTTCCGCTTCAACCACATTGAAGCCAAGAAGCGCGGAAGGCTGGCCCGCAACCGCCGCAGGCTGCCAGATGAAATTGCCTTGGCCATCCTTCAGCTTGCGCGCCTCGCGCAACACGGCGCGCGACGTCATCCATTGCGCGTTGTTGCGGAAACCGGACTTCAGCGCATAAACCACGTTTACCAAGTCATCGACCGGGTTGGTATCGCCCGAGCGCGTGCGGAACGCGCCAGAAGCGCCTGTGTTGATGTGTTCAAACGTGCCCCAAGCGCGGGAAGCGTCAACCGTCGCGGCGGTCGGGTAGGACACCAAGCCGCGAGGCTTGCTGACACCATCGCCGTTCACGAAAGCCGCATTTTCGCCGCGCGCAATGCGGTCGGCGCTTTTGGCGGACAGCCAGGCTTCCAGATCAAGGCGCCCGTCTTCCAGCACCTTCTGAGTGGCAGAAACAACGGACACGGCTTCATGAACCTGAATGGCCCACTTGCCGAGTTGCGCCGTCAGGTTTTCAGTCCGGGCGCTGGTTTCGCCGACCCAAGCAAAACCATTTTCGCCAAGGTCGTTCAAGCCTTCCACAGCGTCGGTGCCGATGGACATGACCGACGAGACTTGGCGCATTGGGCTGGTTTCGTAAATGCGGGTCACAATGCGGCCCGTAGTGTCAGGCGTCACCAGATAGCCGCCGTCAGGATCAGACCCGACGGACAGCGCTTTGGTTTCGGCTTCGTCCGGGCGAGCCTTGCGAAGCGGGCCATTCATGCCGAACAGAGCAGACTTGTAGCCGCGCATATCGTCAACAGTGACCTGCCGGCCAGTCTGACGAGCGAACTCGACAGCCGCCTTGGTTTCGACTTCCGTAGCCGCGCCGCCGCTCAAAGCCAAGCGATTGGCCTTGGCTTCGATTTCATCAGAGCGCTTGGCGGCAGCTTTGATTTCATCGCCGAGCCTGTCAAGCGCGTCATTGATGCGACCAATCTTTTCGCTGGTCACAGCGTCCGCCGCGCCTTTCTGCAATTCGTTGATCTGCTGATCCACGCTTGCCTTAAACGCGACAAAGGCTTTGCCCTGTTCTTCAAGCAGGGACTTGATTTCCATATCCATTTTGATTGCCTTATGAGAAGGTTGCGATGTTCCGGCGGATCATTTCCGCCAGTTCAGCCGCGACCACCTCGTCACGAGGCGTCGTGTTCGGCACTTCAGCGTCACGCTGAAGCCATTTCTTGAGGATCGCGACAGCCCGCTTGGACTGTGCCGCCGAAAGCTGCCCTTCGTCACGAAGGGAGTCCTCAATCTCTCGAATTTCATCCACTGAAAGCGATTTAACCGCCGTCACGCGCGCCGCTTCGTTCATCGGGAACGACACCAGCGAAACTTCCAACAGGTCCAAGTCCTTCAGCAGCCGCGCCCGGCGCCGGCCATCATACGCGTCAGACTTCACCCGGTATCCGATAGACAGGCCGTCAAGCGCGCCCGCCTTCAAGTCAATATGCGCCTCGCGCCCGATGTTCTTTTCAGTCAGCAGCCGCCCGCGCACGCGCAAGCCGCGATCATCCTCCGCCATCTCTTCCCACACGCCGATGCGCTTGGTAGGATCATGGTCGGCAAGCATCTTCACACCCTTTGCGCCACGCTCGCGCAGCGTGCGCGCAAAGGCGCCACGCTCTACAATGTCGCCGCCTTCGTCACGGTTTCCAAAGACTGAGGCATAGCCTTCAAAAATGCCGTCTTCGCCGAGACTTTTAACATCAAGAGCAAATTCAAGTCGCTGCATTGCTACTCTCCACACTTGCGGGCGTGGTCATGTTTGCGGGTTGTGGCAAGGCGTCCGCGCCTTCGATGGCGTCAAGTCCATCATCTTCTCGCACTTCATTCTGTGTCATCCAGGCCGGTGATCCGCCGCTACCAAGCGCCTTCGCGTAGTATTCGGCACGATCCTTTGCCGCGCCGCGCATTAGGCTTTTCAGGTTGAAGCGAATGTCCACGTCTTCACCTGGCGCCAATAGGTTAGCCTCGGCAGATTGTTCAAAGCGCGTCGCCCATGGCGCGATAGTGTGAACCACATGCGCTATGAACATCTGCTCGGCGCTGGCATAGGTTGCCGTCTTGTCGCTGTGCTGCACCATCAAGGGAATGACGCGCATGTGACGATCTGGTGCTTGCGGGTTTCAAGATGCTGCGAATCTACGCCAGTCATGGTTTGCTGAACCCATTTTGCGCTGCGATCCAAAATCAAAGGCATCCCGGCATTGTCTGGTCCGGCATAATGCTGCGCCAAATACGCGCGAAGCCGCTTGTATTGTTCTTCATTCATCGTTCCTTCCATCGTATACATGCCGGAAGGTTGCAGTCCATTCTTGTGCAAGCGCGCGTGCGAGGTTTCCAGCGCGATGCTCAGGCCGATGGCGTCACGCGCCACCTTGATAGCCTCAAGGCCCATCCAGCTATTCCAGGACGGCCCGCGCAAGTGCCAAATATCTGCGGCGGTCAAGTTTGCCGCGCGCCCGTCTTCAAAGGTGACGGTGTAAGTCATTGTCATGTCAGGGTTACGCTGCACCCAAACCTTGCCAGGCTCAATCGGTATCAATTCCACCACTTGACCGCGCACCCGATTGACAAAGACAAAAGCATTTCCGCAAAGAACCAAATGAAAAAGCAGCGTTTCCCGAAACTCGAAGCTAGTCTGCCAAGGGTTTGGGCGCCGCGTCAGGATCGGCAAAAGCGGATGGTCGAAAATGCGCTCTTTCCCGCCCGACTGCCGGTGAAACTTGATTTCAGTCTGCGCTACGCCTTCCGCAATAGCGCGCGTGCAAGCCATAATCGTCGCGGCGCCAAGCGCGGTTGTGGTGTTGATGTCCACACCGGCTTTGCTTTCAGGCCAGCGCGCGAAAGGTGGAAGCTGTTCGAGTGTTTTTCGCCCAAAGAGGCGCGACCAGAAGGGCATCCCGCCTCCTATTCCCAAAATGATTTGCCGCCATCAGCTTGTGATGTCGCGGCTCCTACTGCCATTGCCAACGCAATCAATGCGTCAATGCGGTTCACGGCCCGCCGCTTGGAAAACCATGAATTGCCGAACGGGTCATTTTCCGTGCTGGCGCTCATCATGGCTGAAATCAGCACGGGCGAACGGCGCAACCGTATCCGCTTCTCCAGAATGAGTTGCTCCAGCACCAGCTTGGAGCCGGGCATCCACAAGCCCTGAGCGCCCTTCTTTTTGCCGCCTTGCGGATGCTCCACCACGGGCAGCGTCACACCAAGCGCATCAAGCTCCGGCTCGAAGTGCTTTTTGAAGCCGTAGCTGTCGTATCCAACCGCCGCGATTTCATAGAGGCCGACCAATTCAGCCAAACGCGCGGCAACAAAATCAAAGCGCACCATCCGGCCAGGCGCGGCATTCAGAAAGCCGTCCTTGACCCACAAGTCATAGGGCACGTTGTCCCGTAGCGCGCGCTCGGCAAGCGTATCGCCAGGCGTCCAAGCCTCGACCCAAGCATCAAAGGTCGGCAAGCGCGCCGTGGTGCCATCCTCGGCCGGCATGTCCACAAAGCCGGTCGGCACAACAAAGGCCAGCGCGGTCAAGTCCTGCGTGGCAGACAAATCCAACCCGCAGAAAACCCGTTCGCCGGTATGCTCAACCTCGGGCTCAAACTCGCTCAGCACCGCCTCAAGCGCGGGGCGAGACATCCACGCCGTTTCGCTGTCCGTCCAATGGCAGAAATGCAGCCGCAGAATGTTGTTCAGCTTGCCAGGGATAGCCTTAGCCTGCCGCACTACGCCGGCCAGGTAATCTTCCTGCACCGTAACGCCTAGCAGCGGGTTTGCCTTCACCCAACAGGCCGGGTCTTCAAGCGGATCGTCGCCGGGGTCCAAAGCGCAAACAAAACTGAAGGACTCATCGTCAATCACTTCCCCGACGAAGGTAAACGCTTCGTCAGGTTCCCGCGTTCCGGCTGCCACCCGCACAGCGTGCTGATGCTCTTGCCAGCATACGCTTTGCCGGTCAGAGCCGGAATTGGTCGCCATAATGAGCAACGGTTGCCGGCGCCATTTAAAGCCGCGCTCCAGCATTTCTATCATCGTGCCGTTGCGATGCTCATGCACCTCGTCGCACAGGGCGCATGAGGGGCGCGGGCCAGACTGCCCGTCATCGGAAGAAATCGGGCGAAAAAAGCTGCCCGTCTTTAAGTCCGCCAAATTCCAAACCGGGTTGCCCCCGGAAGGCGTCAGCCGTCCCGATAGCGCGGGCGACTGCTGAAACATCGCAACCGCGTCCCGAAATAGGACCATCGCCTGGTCCTTTTTTGACGCCGCCGCGTAAACCTCTGCTCTATCTTCGCCGTCCGCCGTCAGGCAATACATGCCGACGCCTGCCATCAAAGGCGACTTGCCGTTGCCCTTGGCGATCTCGATATAGGCCCGCCGATAGCGGCGGCTGCCATCCTTCCGGCGCCAGCCGAACAGGCTGCCAACGATGAATTTCTGCGATGCGTGAAGCTTGAACGGGCGGCCCTCAAACTGGCCACCGTTTAGCCGTAGCACCACCTCGAAGAACGCAATGGCGCGGTTTGCCGCGTCCACATCCCAAGTCAGGCCGCGCGCCTTGGCGCCTTTTAGGTCTGCCAAGTGCCGCTTGCAGGCGTTCCGCACATGCGGCCCGGCTACTATGCGGCGGGCGGTGACGTCCTTTGCCCAGGCGGTTGCTTCATCCGGTAAAGAACCGGGCGGCGGGGTCTTCGGCGCCTTCGCCGGGCGGCGTGGCGTTAATCCGGCTCCTGGCACTTGGCGTCATCCCAAATTCTGCGGCGAAGCGCACCATGTCAGTCGCGGCCTTGTTCGCCGTGCCGACAAGCGGGTTCTGAATTGCATTTCCGTTCGTGGTCTTAATCATCAAGCCGCCGGTCAACTGATCCCGCTTCGCCATTTCGGCTATCGCGCGCTCCGCCTGCACCCAGCGCGCATAGGCCTGGCAATAGGCGGCAAGCGCGGCCCGATCCACACCGGACAGCAAGCCGATTTTGTAAAGTTCCTCAGACACCCGGCCCCATTCCACCTTGGCCTCGTCCGCCAAGTGCGGCGGCGGCGAAGGTAGCGCGGGCGCCGTCTTAGCTTCAGCCTTCGGAAGCGCCCGCTTGCCGGGGTTGCCGGTGACTAGCTTGAGGTGCGTCGGCTTAGGCTTGCGGCCGGCAGTCATGCTGCCTTCTTGCCGATGCGCTCAGCCTCAAGTTCTGCATAGGTGCGGCCATCGCTTTCTAGCGTGGCCTGCTGGCCAGTGAAGTCCTGCCACCGCTTGATGGCGACATCCACATAGGCTGGGTTTAACTCAATGGCGTGACATGAGCGACCTGTCATTTCTGCCGCAATAATGGTCGTGCCCGAACCCGAAAACGGCTCATAAACCGCCTGGCCGGGGCTGCTGTTGTTTTCGATGGGGCGCTTCATGCACTCGACCGGCTTTTGTGTGCCGTGGCCGGTGCCGGATTTGAGGTGTTCAATGAACCAGACTGTCGACTGCTTCCGCCCGCCGTTCCATTCGCCGGTTTTGCCATCCTTCACCGAATAGACCGCCACCTCATGCTGAGGAACAAAATGCCAACTTTCATCTTGCCCCTCGCGCACGCCGTAAAAGCAAGGTTCGTGCTGGTGATGGTAATGCCCGCGCGAAAGGACGTGGCGGGTCTTCACCCACACGATCTGCGCGCGGACCTTGAATTTGCAAGCGGCCAGGCTTTCCGCAACCGCGCCGGCAAACGTGCCCGCGTGCCACACATACGCCACGGCCCCAGGAAACAGCGCCCACGCCTCGCGCCAATCGGCCCGGTCGTCGTTCAGCACTTTGCCGGTGGCCGCCCCAGATGAGCCCACGCCAGCCTCCAGGCGCCACTTCGGGTCGTATTTCACCCCATACGGCGGATCGGTCACCATGAGGTGCGGCTTTACGCCGGCCAGCGCCTTGTCCACCACAAGCGGATCAGTACAGTCGCCGCAGACAATCCGATGCCGACCCAGCAACCACACATCGCCCAGGACGCTAACCGGATCGGCAGGCGCCTCCGGCACATCGTCCGGGTCAGTCAGGCCCTCCGTTGAGTCCGCAAGC